AAATACTTTGTTACAGCACTTGAAATCATACTTGTTACAACTCTAGATGAAGGCGTACTTCTTGGCTGATTGTGTTGACCAAAAACAGTACATTTTGCTTCGGGTTTAAGCTGATGTACAACCGCCTTCTCATGTGGTTCCAATAAAGGTCCCACATTAACTCCTAAAAGAGTAGTTTGAAAAGGAGTAGCACTATGAGAAATCATAATTCCTGCTTTCTTATTCAACTCGGTAATACCGGATTCCACTTGTTCCTTAGTTAAGAAACCCGCAGCTCCAGCACTGCCACTTCCAGCCAAGTGAAATCCACCAATAAATGGAATAGATCCCAATTCAGTTGAAATTAAAGTAGCCATACACAAACCTTTAAAAGTTTGCCCTGGAAATGAATAAATGACAGACTCAAAACTACCTCCTTCCGTCGATCTAGAAATAGATCTATATCCTAACATTTTGTCATATCTCTCAATTGTACCATTATTATTGTACATTAGAAATGATTCAAAACATTTTCCTCGTGGAATAAATTTAGGAAGATAATTAGTAATATCTTTCTGATCACCCAATTCGGGCAAATACCAAAGTGCAAAATCAGTATCAGGAATTCTATATACAGACTCAGGCTGAATATAAACTTCCTTATGCGGAGCGCCTGGTTTACTTAACCTTGCACTACTTGTTTTCTTTGGCACTACGTGATTAGGAATTAGCATAACATTAGCTTTCATTGGAACACAATTACAAAAAGTAAAAGCATCTCCAACGTCAATATGTAAGTTAAATTGTCTCCTCCTGAGACTATTAAACATGTGATCAAGTGTCATAGTACGGACATCATGATGAACATCACTTTCAATCTTGAAAGCTTTTTCCTTTTCACGCATACCTGAAATTCCCCATTTCGGATGTTCATCTTCCTTTACGGCTCCCTCATTAGGTAAAATCCTAATAGGAGCCGCAGCCTGTGCTGTAGGAAGAGTACGCAAATATTTAATAAATTTAATAAATGCGGTCAACGTGGATACTCCACCAAGAAAAGATAATATCTTCATCTTAGTTCTAAAATCCATATTGATAATCCATGTAGAAATTCTAGGTAAATTTTTAATCTTATTTTTGAATTGATATTTATATTTTAAATAAAGCAAATAAACACTTCCAGAAATTAAAAATAAAAACATAAGAATAAATCTTGCGCCTAAGAAACCATGATAAAGCAATTCTAGCATAACAAGAGCAATTAAACTAATTTTCACAAAATATTGTTCAAGAATGCTCTCGTAAAAAGTTAAAACTGCCTTACGAACATGATAAGCCAATAATCCTTGCCCAAAAGGAGTATCAACCAAATATAATAACCATGAAGTAATAATCGAATATATGTATTCTTCACAATCTAATAAAGGTTGAGCCAAATTTGGAAGTTTGAAGAATTGTGATTCAAGTTCACATTCCTTACAAATAGAAGTCGGTAAACCACATTGGCATAAATGAATATGTTCGTTTGATCTTTGGTTAGCAACGAATTGTTTTTGTTCACTAAAATGTTTCTGAGAATCTTCCTTCAAAAACCTAAGTAAAGTATGAATATCAACTTGTTGCATTGGTTTACCTTCAAACTTATAAAATTCATAACCAACGTGTTTATCATCAGCTTGTCCTTCTAATATTTTGGCATATTCCACATCAAATAGAGCAAAATCAGGATAAGGATCACTTCCAAAATCTTTCAAAATTTTAGACGCATCGATCATCTTAGTTCCTGGTTTACAGTACTCTTTTTTAACACTTTGTGTAATAGTAACCTGGAAACGACGGGCAATTGATAAAGGTTCCTCGGAATAAATTCTAGCATTCAAATTTTTAACATTTGTAGTTGCCAGAACTACTCTAGGTTCAATCATAACATTACCCTTCATTTCTACATTAGGATTCAAGGCTGCTTGTGGAGCATTATTAATATATTGAATAACTTTCATTAATGGATTTCCATCATTTTTATCAGGACTTCCATTGCATAAATCATCAAAAATAACGCCACTGTGATATGTGCGATACTCTGATTGAAATTTATCAAATTCATTCAAAACAATAATACTTCTTGGAGAACTGTCCATTCCATTAACTTCTAAAACATATCTGATTAATGAATTGGACATAGCCGACTTTCCAACAGCAGATCCTCCAAACATAAGAATTCCATATGGTTTCTCTCTAATATAATCTCTTTTAGCCAAAATTCTACTGGCTTGAATTCCTTTGAATTCTTTGAGAATATTATTGAGTATGGTTTTCTCATATCCTTGTGCAACAGCCATTTGTTTCAAAGTTTCCTGGATTATTTCTTCCACTCGACGATCAAATTCTAAAGCATCCATAGTTGTTTCTCTTCCAACATCAATAAGCACTTTTTGTGCTCTTAAGTTGGCAACTTCTATTTCATACTTTAATTTATGTTCATCAAGATAAAAAGCTCTAATACCATGTTCTGGAAATTTAAAACATGCTTCCTTAATAAGCTTGATCAATTTACACAATGTCTCATAGATCATAGTTACAGTAACTTTTTGCTTAATCGCTTCGCTTTCAAATAAAGTTACTCCATGAAATTTATAATCAACTTTGGGCATCCAACCTAAAGTGACAATCATGGATACTAATGAAAATAAAGTTTTAGCA